CTACAAGATCTGAGCGCCTGAACATTTCCGTTAATATGAAATTTAAAACAGTGGGTGTGTCAAGATTAACCGGAGTTGAAAAGGTACCACCCATTCCCTATTGTGTGTTGCCAAATATAAATAGTTCGTATAATACACAATAATAGCTTCTTATATTATATAAGTAGTAGCAGTGGAAACTGAACTATTATTTCCATTTCTATTATTTCTATTATTATTCCCATTATTTCTATTAATATTGTTGTTCCGATTATTTCTACGTGTCTTATTTAACATATTTTGATTTTTTTGCTTTTTTAATTCCCACTTAGTATAGGGCGTTTCTTTACGACACATCTTACAACACTCTAAATATCCAGACCAATCAATACGCCCTCCCCTTGATAAAGACCGTTTTTTATATGCTATTTGACATCTGCCTAAACATCCATCTCTTCTTGCTAAAGCTCTGCGTGTAGCATTATTCATAGTATTATTTGAATTATATTCAGCAGCTATTCTACTAACATAACTTTCAGGAGCCACCTTTCTTGATCTTCCAAATAGTCCTCCACCATTTTTCTTAGTACGTGTATTATTTTTATTAAAAGGAACTACACGCGCACTTTGATTTCGTCGGCTTGGAGAAACAATTTGCTTCCACATCTGAGCCAGATTTTTTATTAAAGTACGGTTACGCGGATAAGGAGTAGGCATTCTATTAGAGAATTTTTATTAATTTTTATCAAAGACCCTTAAATTCTGGAATAGTAATCTGCTTCATCTTCACAGCCATTTCTAGTTTCTTCAAACACTTTGTCAAGGTTCCCTCGCTGACCTCACATACTTTTGCGATTGCCTCATTGGAAATATCTAAGACCTTTGCTGCATGAAGAACTAAGGCTAGAACTCCAGCAGCAAGAGAAGGTGGCATATTTTCCGGACAAAGGTCAAGTGTTTCTACAGTGTCTGCTAGCTCAACGGCAATTTCCCGAATCACTGTGAATACCTTTCGACTAATAGGGAGATGGCTGAGCGGATTGGAAATATAGTTCGATGCACGGGTACTTGGTTGGGCGGCGGGAGCGGCCGCTGCCGAAATAAGTCCTCGCTGATTTGCCATACAAAGAATCTCCTGGAAATATTTTAGTGACTTTGTGAATTGCTTGACACTCAGATGAAACATATCGGCAACTACCTTTGGCTTCCGTGGCTGATTTACATATTTTAGTGCCGAATAGAGGCAACTTGCCACTACCGATGTGCGTGACATTCCGCGCCTGTCACAATGCTCTACTAGTTTTACATAAAGGTCTTTTGCATAGTCCATAGTGCGCTGGTCAAACCCATTATTTGTAGCAGTAATGGCAATCTGTTCAAACACTTGAAGTAATGAGCGTTCTCTATAGGGTAGTAGATTCCATGAATGAAATCGGCGAATACGAGCCATAGCAATACGGGTGCTTGAATTACCGCCTTGGGCATGGGGAAGAATCATTGTGCCGAGGGTTGATGTAGGAAAACGGGTATCCATTGGAGCACCAACACGACATGGATCTACCATACCACGGTCTTCTGAACCAAAGAATCGGTATTCGGCTCCAGAATCAATGTGCCTACCCTGAACTTCACCACACCTCATACATGTGGTAAACTCATCTGATGTCCACAATTCTTGTGTAGATTTACAGCTTGGGCACGCGGGCTCTTCCAGACTTGGAACAAGTGTCTTTTCTTTATAGGCAAGCAATGTGTCATCGCGCTTATAGGGTTTCAAAAGCGAAGGAAATAGGGTATTCATCTAAGTACTTATAGAGTACTAACATACATACGTTCAAATTTTACGAGAGTAACATGGTTACTTAAGTTCCACATAATATATTAGTTAGCATGCCTTACATAGTGTATGGCGGCGTTAAATACATACAAATAAGACACGCTGTTAAATGTAAAAAATGTTTAGAAACGATTGTTTCAAATAGTATACATGATTTTAAATATTGTGGGTGTGGTGCTGTAGGCATAGATGGAGGAATATTTGAAGGAAATACTATTTTAGGAAATCCTTCAGATATGGAAAGCAGAAGTATGTATGTGGCAAATGTGGGAAATAAGAAAGTATGGCTACCGCCAACTACTTAATTTAAGTACTAGACGTTACCTTCAAATATCCGATAGAAACACAAAAAGGGCAGCATCTTCTGGAGTCCGAATTGCCCCTTTTAAAAAGCTGAGAACAATCTTATTAAATTCACGTGTTGCTATATCAGATTTCTCTGCCCAATGGGTATGAATAGAGCAAAGGGGCATCCCACCAATTGTAATACCTGAATTATTCCCCTTTCCAAAGATTGACCATTCCTTAATAATTTCCTGATATTTACGTTTCCCCTGCCACAAACGCCACCAACCGAAATTGTGCTCATTTGGAAATTTGTAGAGGCTCCAACCCGAATCAAACGTTTCAAGCGCTGCCTGCTCAAAAAAGCGGGATGTAGGACACGCCGCACGCCATGCACTTACTGCCATCTGTTTTTTAAACCAAAGAAATCCACCATTGTACTTGCCAAATTTAGCTTCATCCGAATCTTTAATATTATGAGGACTGAGTGCTACATTAGCATCTTCAGGAATATATGGAAGGGGTGCTAAAAAACAGATATCGGCGTCGAAGTAAAATACACCTTCATGTACTGCACTTGGCTCGGCCTCAAATACCCAGTCCATTAAATTCATTTTTTCCGCTTGAAATTCTAGCCACAGCGAGGAATACATATCGCTCGGCATCTGCTCCATCATTTTCCGGTTATATGTTGAATACTTAGTAAGGGTATTCAACCGAATTAAGCGCCCAGGATATTCCATCTTAGGAAGGGCTTCATCAGCATATAAATACACAACAGGAAGGTCGTTACTATTAAAACGGGCAAGCGTTTTAAGAAACACCTGTAAATCTTTCACAGCTAAATGTGTAGCAAGAGTTGCTACGAATTTAGTCATTATACGCTATATCTGTAGTATATATGCTTTACATCTTTAGAACGGCGTTGTAAAGAAAGACCGAGCTTACACCGCCGGCAAACTGAGACACAAGATAGGCAACAAAATCATTAAAAGCCATCTTATTATTTACGTAAAGGGCAAGGGTAATGGCAGGATTTACGTGCCCACCGCTTATCTTTCCTGCAAAAAATACTGCTACAGCTACAGCTACACCTACTACTAGGAAATTTCCACCAGATACAAGAGCACATAGTACAACAAGAACTGTTCCAAGAAACTCGGCAAGATATTTAGTTGGATTTAACATTCTACAGTAGTCTTAGAAAATAGTAGGGAACTATAGGGATGAGACAGAGTGAAATACAAAATTTTACTTGTATTGGAGTAATATTAATAATTAGTATTATTTCTTTATCTGTTTCGTATGAATGGGCATACCCAAATCCGACAATTAGATCGCGTCTTAACCGCATTGAGTCATTTGTAAATAAGCAGGAAGAAGTTATTGGTAACCCCGAAATAATGAATACTGCTCCTGCCGATACAACACTTGAACATCCTCGAGAGCCGTATGCTCTTCTAAAAGATGTTCTTACACCCTATAGCGGTAGTATAGTATCTCCAACAAGTAAAGCCTGTTATGATGCCGATTTTCAAAATCGTCTTGAGCGTACCGGAAACTTTCGTCAAATGACAAATAACTACAAGCGCGGAGTCCCCGACTCGTGCTCAGCTCCAAATCACGACCTTTCTCTTTCATTCTATAAGGTTGAAGAAGTGCCATTTACGGGATATCTGTAATCTTACAGACGGTTACTATCTGCTTAATCGGTTTTACACGCGATGATGGTGCTAATACAAAGGCCCCCGATGCAGTATCAGATACGCACTTCCAAAATTCGGCACGCTTTTCTGCTGTGCCTAGGAACCATGACCTATCACGTAGAAGAATCGTATTGAAAAGACGCTCAACATGCCAAGGAATGGTTTCAATAACTGCATAACCGTCCTTTTCTGCATTTGCCACCTCTTCGGCACTGTATGCATATTTTAGTACACATGATTCCACATCCTGAATAATCCATACATTGCCTTTAGCAATCGGTTCAGCTGTTGGAGCTACGTATGGCTCATTTTTATACGGTGATACAATCTTCATTTCAACATATTCACATTCATCAATGTCTGTCACCTCCATCTGAATCTGCATCTGACACCAATAATCAAATGGAATTGTATCATTGATTACACGCTTTACAGGACATTTGATTTCCAAAAGCCGACCAATCCGGTCGGCATCAGTAGCTGTTAGTATAAGTCCATCTGGACTAGCAGCAAGAGTCGGGTCTGTAGGGTGAATAATACGTCCGATATCAAGAATTGTAGCCCCCCAAATACTTTCTAAAACCTGTTTTACAACTGGCTCAAACCGGACGCCCCAATCCATCGGACCCATTTCAGCTGTCGAAATTGCTGAACTACTTCCATGCTCTCGTGGTGGTTGAGTCTTCTGAAAAGCAAGTGAACCCACTGCCCGAGGTGTTCCAAGAATAGAGGAAAATTCACTTGCCGTTAGTACAGTCCGTGACTGGTCATACCATGCCTGTGAACGCTGGGCTACATTTGGTTTATTAAGTAGATTTTGAATATGCTGCACACGCTCATCCACTGGCTTTAGCCTCCAAAGGGGAGATGCTGATTCAATAAACAGGGTAAGAATATTGCCTACACTAGTTATGTAAGACTCTAACTTTTCGTAATCATCTTCCGATGCTTCAATTTCATCAATGCTAGGAAGATCTTCAGACCATGTATTAAATGCACCACGATATGATGGACATGGTTGAGTACTATCTAAATACTCAACCATATCTATGGCTCCAGTAAAAAGAGTAGCATCCATCTACTCTATAGTGTTAGTGTGTTTCGGGTTTAGCCCTTTCCGTGT